TCTTTCTTTTCCTTTTTAAATAATTTGTTTAGTTTAGTCATATTTTTGGTTCTTTAATAAATTTAACTTGCATCTCGTATTTTTTAAATTTCCACCTGCCAAGAAAGTCTTTATCACTTTCATAGTGCATGTAAACAAAATCTTTTAGGCTTGGCAATTTACTATCAAGGAATGCCTCATAATCTGAAGTATCAACAATGATAATATTACTGCGCTTGATAAAGTATTCAAGATTTTTCTTTCTCCTATTCAATGATTGCACCGGGAATGTTTTATCAATTAAAAACTTGGTGTAATCAGAAAAAAGAAGCACAACAACATCGCCACCTGGGATAGCGAACTTCTTGGCCTCTTTTATTAAGTGAAGTTGGCTTAGTGTTAAGCAATCAAAATCGCCTGCTATTATAATGTTTTTTGGCATATTATTTGGCAATAACAGTTGTCTTTTCGTCAGCTTTTGATAAATCTTTTATCAACTCCACGATCCATTTAATATTCTTCTCTACAATTTCAATCTCTCCTCTCCTTCCATCAATTTCATCCTTCTTATTTTTAAGCATCAATACAGCCTGGAAGCATTGAGCAGTTTTTTTATCAACAGTTTTCATGACTGCTCCATTATAATAATCTGGATTTTCAAGCTGCTTTAGAGCATGTCCTTCAGCCATATTCTTTATTTCATCATCGTAGTCTTTAAGGTTTAAATCATGGAGCCGATTAAACTCGCTCTCCATATCTTTGAGAACGAAACTATGCTTAATATAGCCAATCTTCATTGACTTAAGTTGTGTTTCTGCTGTTTCTAAATCGATTAAGTCTAGCTTAATCTCTGTCAAGTTTTCTAACTTGGAAAATTTGTTATCCATAAATTTATTGGCCATTATTCACTGGTGAAACAGTGCTTGGCTGATTATTAGTATTATTTAATTGAGAATTTTGATTAGCTAATTGATTTTGAGAAGAATTAACTTGGCCAGAACCATTTTGCATTGCCTTAGCTTCCATATCACGTTCATATTGGCCGCTCTCAAAGTAAGCCATCTTATGTGCATTGATGTGAGCCTGGGTTGCATCTGTCTTTTCAGACTGGCTATGGATAAGCATATGGGATAAGTGATCTTCCTCAACAGAAACTTTAACATCCTTAAAATTATTCTTATTCAATAATTCATTCTCCATTTTAGCTCTCATCTCATCAGGAGTTGAAGGGCTTATCATTGCTATTTCTTCAGAAGGAAGGCCATATAAGCGCAATAGATGACGTTCAGCATACCTCTTAGCAGACAATGGCTTAGTTGGGTCTTGAGTTATCATTGGGAAGATAGAGGCGAAAGCAACTCGATCACGAGAACGCTTCTGATCAACTTCTAACTTAGACTTAATTGAGATATCAGGATCTTCTTTAGTAATGAAATCTTTTCTAGTTAAAGAAATAAAGTTAGAACCAAGAGCGGATGATAGGCGAATAGTTTTCTTTTCTGCTGCCTTCATGTTCTGTCTATAAAGTCTATACCATAACTTCCAAAACTTCTTTTCTCCCCAAGAGTTTATCTTTGAGCCAAGCAAGAAACGAAGATTAGCATTGGCAGTTGTTTGTTGAACTTCTGTTGCTGTTCTATCTTGATCTGATAAAACACCCTGAGCATTCTTATCAGCACCAACAGCGATGTTTGCATCAGCATCAAGAGCTTGGATAATATTTAAACTCTCTCCAAGACGAGCAGTTGACTTGTTAAGCGGCTGTAATGTGCCATTGTCAACATCACCACGAACTGGAATAAACTTATTGAAAGCAAAGTCAAGATCTCTGCGGTTAAGGATTTTATCTCGATTGTATAAATACATCGGATATAAATCAGCCTTAACTGCGGCAATTTGTAAATTTTTAAATACAGATTTGGCACGTTGTTTATCCTCAACTAAATCAGGAACGCTTGTGCCGAAAGGGTCAGTTCTGTTTGGTGAGTAATAATTTAAAGTCAATGGGAATGGGACAAGAGAAGGATTTTCTTTTTCCTCTGTTGTTATTGCTTCAACTTCTTCAAAGCGAAAGATATTTTTTACATTATCATCAAAGGTGACTAAGAATTTTCTATTACTCCCATCTTTTCCTTTTATTTCCATAAAGTGATCAACCATATCATAGACAACATTGTTATCATTCTCATTTTCTTTATGTTCTGTTTGAGCAAGGCCTTGAGCTTCGGTGTAAGCAGTAGCGTTAGCATCTAGCTCAGAGCTTCCACCTGACTTGCCTTTACTAAGAAGGCTTAGGTTAAAGAAGCCAGCATCTTCAGTCATTTCATTTTTAGTATAGGCAACTTCAAAGCCTGAATAACGAAAATTCTTCATTACAATATGGCCATGAGGATCAGGCAACCAGCACAAAGGATTAAGAGATTTTGGTATCGGAGTTTTACGCTTCTTATCCCATTCTGAAATTTGTCTAATACCAACACCAAAGAAGAAGCGATCCCATTGAACCTTGTAATTAATAACATCCATTTCCATTTCATCGTAGTCAAACTTGGCAAGTTTCTCGGTGTTATCAGCAGCATCAACATCTGAAATATCTCGGCCAGTAAATCCAACTTCTAGTTCGTCAGAATAATAAACAGCCAACATGGTTGTCATGATAATATAGATCGAGTTATCACCAATCTTATCTTTCTGCTTCCTTTGATTATTATAAAGCTTCAGGCGATCCCTGAAGGCCTCTCTTTTAGGATTGACGTAATCTCGGCTCTCTTTAATTTCCCCTTGTCCTTGAGCGAGGATTTCATCATAACTATAATTATCAATTAATTTATTGCTTTCTTCAGTCATATATTTAATTAGTATATATCGCTTGGATCATCAAATCCTGCGACAAAGTTATTATTTAATGGATTAATATCATCTTCAAAAGGGTCGTCTTGAGGTGTATGGTGAACTGATAAATCATTACCTTGCTGAAGTGGCACAACAACTATGTCAGCTTGGTATGCTTCAGCATCGGATAAATCATCATTCTTAGCTGAAGGGAAATCATATAACTCATTTAACAATTCATTAGTATTTCCAATAGGAATGTAATATCCTTTAGCATTTTTATTACAGACTGATATCATCTTTCCTGTTTCATAGTGTCCAGCTAAAGCGCCTTGTATTCTTCCCTGCTTATTTCTTCCCATTGGCTTAAGTTCCTCAACAACTGGATAAACGTGCCGGCGCTCCGTTTCTTCTTTAAGCAGTGGAAGCACTTGATCATTAAATCCTTTCTTCTCAATACCAATTTTTAATAAGCCTCTTGGCGACCATTTCTCCCATATNTCAAAGATTAAATCAATAACACCCTTNACNTTTCTCTTTTCTCTAGCAGCNTGGACTCTAAATCTAGCNCCATTGGGAGCAACNAATGTAACNATTGAAGCTGTCCAATCAGCATTTACTGTCGTTGTATCTGCTACATCAATCATAGCATAACCATTTAAAGTTGTCTTTTGTCTAATTTTATTGAACTCCTCNACAGTAACTCTGTGAGCAGGGACTTGATATTCTTCATCAGGAGCATCAGGCTTAGGTAAAAGCTCCCATAAAAAATGATATTTGAAAACTCTTTCTTCTTCAGAAATAGGATCGTTTAAATATTCTTGTGCAAACGCACTGGATGATTGACCACTTGACATCATATCTTTTTTCTTTTGTTCTAATTTAGCGAATGGCCAACGAGATGGCCAGAGTAAAGTATTCTCAGGGTCTTTCTTATCATATGCCCTGTAAATCTTGCCACCATGATTGGTAATTAAATTATTTAATAAACTGTCTTGATGTAAAATTGTGCCGAACGTTTTGATTGAGCCATTAGGATCAACAGCTGGCTGAATACCTTTATTGTAATTGCTCTCATATTTATTCCGCTGTTCAGGGTTGTTGATATGCTCATCTTCTTCAACGTCATCAAGAATAATTAGATCAGGCCTGTATTGTCTTGACTTCAAACCACGAATGGTTGAGTTAAATCCTTTCCCACGAATACGAACGCCATTTATAAACACATCTCCTCGAGCCTCTCTTTCAGTCGTAGAATGGAGGATAACTTCATTTTTAATATCCTTCTTGCCGATTAAAGATCCATAAACTAAATGTATTCTCTCATTGTCAATAAACTCATCGTGAACGCCCTTGATAACTTCTCCGGCTTCAGTCGCTGTCTTTTCAATCAGAGCAATAAAGTTTCTTAAATGATGACAGATTATAAAGGCCATACTTAGCTGGATGACAGTTGTCTTGGAAAATCCACGAGGTGCAGCTGTATATTCATTATCACCAGAGAAAATTCTCCAAATAATATCTCTATGAAATTCAGGACTTTTATTGGTCAGATAGTGATGAAGAAAGAAATGTCCCCAGATCATCACCTTATCGATTAGCTCATCTTTACTATCCCAATTGCCAAAGAATACCTGGACTGGTTCATAATCTCCATTCACAGCGCACATTTTCATTAAGTCATCAAAATCTATTTTAAGTTGCGTATTTAATACCATAGGAATAAAAAAGAGGAGCTAAAAGCTCCCTGTTAATCAACAATAACCCAGTCGTCAGAAAGAATATCAATAGCTGTAAGTTGAAATTCTTTTCCAAAATAATCAGAAAAGCGAGCATCTCGGCTAGATCCATCGTTAGCTGAGGTTGGTTTCTTAATCTTTACAAAGCCAAGCTTTAGAATTTTCCAACCAGTTCTCCTAACCTTAAGATTGAACTTCATCATCTCTAAGGCTTCAGAAAAGTTTAAGGGCTGTCTTTGTTTTAACTCATCAATCTTTTCTTGATCAATCATCATATGTTTTAATTAAATTTCTTTTTTTCTAAACTCGTCAAGCATTACATTTACTTGAGTTATATTTAATATTTGAACTTGTGGCTTATTTACATCATCAAACTTCCAGTCATCGATGTATTCAAGAAATACTTTTGCTGCCCTTTCATTGCCTGAAATAGCCTCATCACGCAACGCTTGTAGAATATCAGGGATATCATCGTGGAAATATCTTTTTGTTAGAAGGCTCTTAATCTTTAAAACAGTAGGATGCCGAAGCCAATAGTAATAAGCGCCATCTGTTAAATTTAACTCACCCTTTATCTTCTCTCTTGAAGGCCTCAACGCCTTTGGGAGCATAAGATACTTTGCAAAATCAAATTGCCAACTCTCTAAAGATGGATGTTCATTGGATATTCTAACCAATTCTTTATCTTGCTGTGTTTCCATATTTTAATATTGAATTGAAACAACATCTCTGTCGGTGATTGTTTCAGTAATATACATTTCAACTCGGCCACGATCACCTTCAACATGAAAGCGCCGGCCATTATCATCAACGTATTTATAATTATCATCTCTAATCATCCTCTCCATTACGAATGCATCCAGGATGCCTTTGCACATTAATGTATAATTATCGCCATCTCTTTCTCTCTCTGTTTCAAATATTAATTTGAAATGAACGCCTATTTTTCCAACAAACTTTTCAGGTAAATCACCATCATCACGAGCTTTTCTCAGGTAAATCAAGGCTAGTTTTTCCCATTTACGCTTTAATCCAACAACATCTCCATTCTTTTTACCATACTTTACAACCTTGTTAATGCTGTCAGGGTTTTTTGGAATAACAAATTTATAATGGTTTTTATGCAACATTGTCATATAGAGATGGGTCATCTGGCAAAGTGGAAACTTGGACAGGATCCTTTGGAGGATTTTTTATAAACTCCCTGCTTGCTGCAACACCATCTAAAACTTTTTGCCGAATACTATCAGGCATTGAGATGCTTCTTTTCTGACCTTTATCGTTAGGATCTATTTCTTCTTCAACTGCTTTATCTGTTTTTACTTCTTCGTTTGAGGCCACAGGAGGCTCAGCCTGAACATTTTTATCCTCTTTTGGTTTAGATGATACTTCATCGGCTGGATTACTCGCAGTCGAGGAGTTAGGGGCATCAGTGTTAACGCTAGGGACTGGTTTGTCACCGAACTCTTGGGCGCAATACTGTTCAAGGTATTTTAGCTGGCCTTCAGTAAGCTCAACAGCCTTGAAATCTCCCCTGTTCCAGTTAGTAGCGTTTATTGCTGTCCGGCAAACAGCAAAAAAAACACCAACACCATTGACATTGGGTTGG